CTATATGTACCATTACACTATCACGACCTATGTGGTCATACTCTAAATAAATTTCATCCTTGAACCACTTTTCTAATTCTATAACCCTCTGCTTACCAATACCCGAGCCCACCTCATATAGTAAGTCTGGAGTAAAATTGTCCCATTCTTGATGGAAATATTTTTCAAAAAAGTCATTTATTTCCCCCTCTTCAAAATCAAAACACGCCCTATCTATAGGTTTGTCGGTACCTTCGAATAAGTTCATTAACTCTGTCACTTTTTTTAATTGTGAGTCATTAAACCAACAAGACATATAATTTAATTCGTCCGAATCCAATTCCTCATAATGGTCACCATAATAATTATCATGAACTAAATCATAATAGTAATCACCCTCACCCAAGTCCAAAACATTTTGTAACCAATCATCCTTTTTTAAATAAACGTTAATTCCGTCAGGGACAATCTCGATTTCATCTTCACCTCCTCGAGTGTAGTAACTTTCACTATATTCCTCAAAGTCACCAAAATAATCAACTAACTCTTCAGGGTCTCCAGTATTATTATTTATATTGTATATAAGTGCACCCAGTTTGCTATGGTTTTTACCATCTAGTAAAACACCTTCATCAAATTCCATATTGTATTTAATTCTTTCATATAAACTATATTTTAAATGAAAAAACTTTTGTAATTCTTTTTCTTGACTAAGGACCTCCATATGGTTTTCCCCTCGTCCCGCAGTATTATACATAGACTTCTGACTACCAGGTTCACGTAAAAGAGGGATTTTACCTCTATCTATAAATAAAAGTTGGTTAGAGTTTTTTGCGGGCACTAATTTTCTTTTTTTAAATTCAATAATGTAAGGGGTTCCCTTACTTGCTTGAATTTTTAAAGTGTCACTGTAATTACAATAGTCAGTGTCTGGTATCCTACATAGGTCATTAACCCTAAGAGGAACATACACCCTATAGTCTTCGTTATCCAGTACTATTTTTTTAGGTATATTTGCCTCACCGTCTGTTTGTTCATATAAATCTTCAGATTCTTGTGAAGACTCTCTACCATACCTTTCGGTAATGTCTTTTAAGAGTATGTCATAAAGTTGTTCACCCTCGTCATCACTTAACCCATGTCTTAGTTTAGTGTTCTCCACAGCACCTCTAATGGTCTCCTCGAAGGACCTATCTTGTTTGAGTCTTCTCGCATTAAGACCAGAAGTCTGTGCATCTATTTCGTGGTCTTGAGTATAATACTCTAAACCTTTTAAATCTTTTTTAATTTTTCCGAGGTGTGTACCCATTACTTCTTGTTCCGCATGTCTAATTTCATGTCTAATATACTCAGTTAAGTAATCTTCAATGTGTATATAACTTTCTGGTTCCATTAGAGGGTTAATTGTCAAACCTATTTCTATAGTATCATCACCAACGTAGTACGCTTCTAAATGAAACTCATCTTTAATGTCCTCATCTCTACTGATAGTCAATTCTAAAGTAAACATGTAGTTATCTATTTCATAGATAATTTCATCTGGTCTTAGGTCCTCAGGCAAATAGTAAGTTTCAACATTAGGGTTGGTGGTACTCTTTTTAACTAGTGATATGACATCTCCCACCATTTCCAAAGTTTCGCTATAAAAATTACTTTGTTCATTTAGATTTTCTCGGCCTTCATCTAACGATTTTAATTTACCACCTAATTTTTTTATTATGTGATTAAAAACATTTTTAAACCCTATTATACCAACCCCAACCAGTACACTTTTTAGATAACCTGTGGGTGAACCTGGGTTAATTAAACCCTGATTAATGAGAAATAATAATCCGTCTATTATGGGGAAAGCTAAAAAGGTGAAAGCGACTATATCCACTAAAGAATTTACGGTATAACCTAAAGAATTACCTATTTTAATTGATATGTCCTCCACAGACTTTAAAAAATCTAACACTACTGACAAACCATCAGTTAGACCTCTTTCTCTAATTATATTTAAAAGTTTTTGGATTTTATCTTGATGTCTACCAACCAGAATCCACATAGCGGTTATGTAAAGAAGAACAGCATCTTGTTCTGTTAAAGTCGGCATTGTGCCAGCCATTAATTCCATAACGACAGGTAACATTGCGGTAATCCCCACCCCAAAGGTGAAAGTCCCACCTATAACTCCCCCCAAATCCAACAAGGTTTTCTTAACTACAGAGTCCTTTTCCTCTAGGGTTTCTAATATTAACCCCTGTTGGTTAATAGTATTAATTAGACTAATATTCATTTAAGTGGTTTTAATAATAAATATAATCTTAAAGGTATTTATATGTATGGAATTATCAATAGGTAAAAATACACTACCGATAGAAGTTAGAGACACACCTACTCAAATACAATTAGGTATGATGGGGAGAAAAAAATTAGTCGGAGGTATGTTATTCGTATTTTCAGAAGTACGTGAACAATCTTTTTGGATGAAAAATTGTCTAATACCCTTAGATATTATAATGTTGGTGAATAGGGTAGTGACACACATACATCATGACTGCCATCCATGCATAACTAATCAATGTAATAGTTATCAAGGAATTGGTAATGAAGTGTTAGAATTAAATGGTGGTGATGCCGTTAGATTGGGAATCGAAGAGGGTCACACTTTAAACTTTATGTGATTTCCCAACAAAACTCACAAATGTTCAGTTAATCTTTTCACCTATTTTATTTAATAATTCGTGGGCTAACCCCACATTACCCATAGCTTTAACCACGTCAGTTTTACCCACAATAGGGACCTTCTCAATAACAGACTTTAATGTACTTAAGATTTTAGGGACCTCATCTATGGCTAGTTTTTCTAATCCCTGTTCCCCAACAAATGCGGTAAAATCACTAATACCTGTGGGGTCTGGAGCTAATTGAACTATTCTGGAACTTAAATCAAGTAAATCAGACGTTACAGTAAACATCTCCTTTTCAATAACTTTCAAGTCACTCGCGTTAGGTGAATCCTTAAACTTATCTAAAGCTATTTCTAAATCTGTATTGTTCTTTTTAATTTCGTATACATTTTTACCTATTAAAGCTAACATGACTGGCATCCCTACTACCCCTGTAGCACCGATGGCTGCTGCTCCTAAATCACCTAATGCGTCTGTTATAAAGGAAGTCTCTAATAAAGTTTTCTTTATATTATATTTAATTTCATTAACACTACTATTGTCTATTTTTTCTTTTAATGTTTTAACTATTTCTTTTTGTACCCATTTCACGAACTCTACATAACGAGTAGTTTGACCATCAGGTTTCTTATAAGACCCTTCAGGGTTCCTCTTAGCTCTCGAGAAGAAATTAAGTCCACTTACATTTGTTATGCATTTATGCCCTCCACTATTGGCTTGAATTACATCCCAAGCGGACACCGTTATAGTGTCTAGAATTTGTTTTTCCTCTTCATTTAAATCTTGCCAGGGAGTATCAATTATGTTCACCACTTCCCCATATACTGGCAACTCTACAGGCGGCATGTTATTAAGTTTGTCTTTATTGCGTCCTTTATATAATGCAAATAAGTCTGAAGTTTTAAAACCAATACTAGAGTCATCCGCTTTGGTTTCCCCTATTCTTTTGATGACAGAAACAGGAATCTGATGTTGTTTTAATTGAGGTTCGATTTTCTTAAGTACCTCTTGTGCGATATCTGCTAAATTAATTCCTTTAAGGGCTCTATCTTCTTTAAATGGGTTACAGGATGCCTGTACTAAACCCATCGGCCATGCGATTACTAAAAAGTCAGCGTCTGGATATATTTTAAACGGTGTGTAACGGTCATAGGAACCTGGTTTAAATAAACTTCCTCCTCCATACTGTACAATTATATTATCCTCTAAAGTAAGTTTATCACTTTCTTCTTGGGATTTAATGTACTTTTCTTGGTTAACCTTCATTTGTTCTGGTGTAGTGAAATTTTCGTCTCCAGCAATCGAATTAATATTATGAAAAATATTCATTAAGGATGGGGAAGACCTATCTACAAGTGCTTCTAAGAACCCTGGTTTATTTTTGTAAGCTAATAACAACTTATTGGTTAAGAGGGCTAACATCCATTTATTACTTGGGACCGTACCGTTAGAGTCGAACTTTTTAATGTAATTCATTACATCATCTGGTGTGAGACCATGTTTTGCGTAATCAGCACTATCGACTGTTGATATTCTCATTACGTCATCTGTAGTAAAGATGTCACTAGGACTTACAACCTGAGAAAGTGTTTCTACATTAGAACGAGCTCCTCTAAATTGTGTTGAGGTATCGCCCTCTACACCAGATTGACTGTCATGGTGGTCAGTATGTATAGTGAACATTGGTTTACCATGAGCAAAGTCTACTAATACTTGCATTGTGTCTCCTTCAGCTTTTGGTTTAGCTACAGAAAATTCTTTATCACCATATTGTATAACGTGTGTGTCCACCACCTCCACGCCATACTTTTCTAAATATTCTTTCATAGCAATAGCCGACACTACCCCATCTAAATCTTGGTGAAAATAAATTTCCGCTTTAGGATATCTTTTTACTATTTGGTTAATATCCTGTATCCCACTTTCTTTGATTATTTTTTCCATATAATATAAATAGTATTAGTACTCACAATTGGAAAATAAATTGGATTCCTTTATTCTTCTATTACATACACCAAAAGGACAATTCCAGGACTTAATCTTTTTAGCTGCTTCATCAAATTTACCATATTTGACATCTTGAATCCATGCACTTAATCTAATACCAGGGTTATTTCTACTTCCTTCACAACCCGTATTAAAGGCTAAAGAAACCATTGCATCGTACTGACATTGGTTTAATTTAGCACCAGGTAAATCATTTGCACTCCAAACCTTTACTATTCTATTAACACAACCTTCAAACCCACGTAAGTCTTCTTTTAAATACTGTATGGCCTCTTCTTGAGTTATAACCTTCCCTTCGGTAGCATGTTTACCAGTGTGACCATAACCTATGGTTAATGTACCTTTAGGTATACCATTTTTATACCTACTACTGTCATATTTTATAGGTGGGTCATTATAATAGCCGTCATCATAGGTGTATAGTACAGGTTCACCACCCACCCCTTCATCGTCTGTTAAGAAAGTGATAAGTTGGTCAGACGAAGAAGTGGGCGTCACAACAATCTCCTCTTCCTCAATTAATAAAGAAAGTTCACTTATAAGTTTCATACCTATAAATACCATAATAAACAATAATGACTATTTGCCCAACTCCCTTTGTAGGTACCAAAGGGCTTTTTCTAAGTCTTGTTGGATGTCGTCTTTTTTCCCCGCACGTGAAATATATTTTATCACATTCCCTAAATTAAAATTTAGGCCCCAGGACTCAATCACCTTAATAGCTTCATAGGGGTTGTCTTCACCACCGTAATGGAGAGGATGGTTCACAGCATTAGAATCCTCCAGATTTGTTTTGAGGATACTAGAAGTAGACATTTGCCTATTACTTTGTGATTTCTTGAATAACATTATCGACTGGGGATAGAACGTCTTTATATTCCTTCTCTAAATCTCCTATTAAATCCAATACTCGACTAGTTAGAGCCTCAACCTTGTTAACATCTGATTTGAGAATACTAATTAACTCTACTTTGGTTTCGATGTCTCCGGGTAGGACAAGTACTTTATAACCAAATTGTTCAGACAGGCCTTTAGCAAACGCTTTTAATTCTTCCTGCGGGGGTACTCTTAATAGTTGGACCACTAGTATAGGTTCGTATTTTTCATTTAGTAAGGTTTCCAGCTTAGTTAGTAGTTCTGTATCTTTCATTTTTTTCTTTTAGTGTTAAATGTGTAATTTTATCCCATTTTTAGGGTAACGATAGTTTCTTTTTGAATAATACAGTGACTCCACCTGAAGATAAAGAGTTTCAAGTGATAATAGTGTTAGTACTGACCATATATTTAATGGTCTTTTGTGGAATGGCATAATTCTTTTGGGATTACTTGTTTTATCAAAAAAAGTTATTATCTTTGTATTCTAATAATATTAATAAACTACAATAAAATAAATGATAATGGTAGAAAAAATTATGGAACCTTTAACACAATCTGACATCGAAACCGTCGCCCCATCAGTTTACGCTACAACACCGTCAACTAACGTGTCCGATAAATATACTTTTATTCCCACCACCCAAATAATGAATGATTTAGGTCAGGAGGGTTGGCAGGTGTATGATGCGAGTCAAAGAAATTCAAGAAGTGGGCAAGACATGTTTACAAAACATATGTTGAGATTTAGAAACGAGGATGTTCCCATGGTTGGAGGAATCGTCCCTGAAATTCTTCTCACTAATTCCCATGATGGTAGAAACGCTTTTAACCTCCACGCTGGGTTATTCAGGCTAGTTTGTTCCAATGGGTTGGTAATCGCAGACCAGACTTTTGAAAAAGTTAAAATTAAACATCAGTGGTATGACCTTAAAGATGTGCAAAGAATTACAGATGATGTTATAACGTCTATCCCCACTATTATGAGTCGTGTTGACGACTTTAAAAATACTAAACTTAGTGATGCAGCTAAAAAAGATTTCGCTAAGAAAGCAATATTAGCTCGTTGGAAGAGTGGTCAAGAGTACATCCCCTTGACTGAAATTTTAAAACCAACCCGAGGGGAAGACCGAGGAGATAAATTGTGGGAAGTATTTAATTTGGTCCAGGAAAAAATCATCAGAGGTGGTATCACTTACTATCTAGCTTCTGGAAGGCAACAAACCGTTAGAGAGCTAACCAACATTGACCAAAGGTTAAACGTAAATAAAAAATTATGGACACTCGCTGAAGAGTATGTGTCGTAAAAAATATAAAGTTATATAAAATGAAAAACCCTCCTACTGGAGGGTTTTTCATTTAGACATGCTATTTTCTGTCTAGGATTTTCAATAAGAGGATAACCGCAATTAATCCTACAAATCCCGAACTACCCAGGGAATTAATAAGACCAGTAACATTGCCTACCACATCCATACCGAATATGGGTGTGCCGAACAATACTTGAACTAACACCCCTACCGATAAGAAAGTGATTAGTAAGTCAGATACTCCAGTAAAAAATCCTTTAATCATGTTAAAAACGTTTTCCATTTTAATGTTTTTTTAAAGGTTTAGGTACATACACGTGCTTTGTACTAGTGGTAGAATACTATAATCCTATTCACTACTCAAATAATTAAGTGGATATGTTATAAAAATAGGGGTAGTCTAAATATTTTTTTTATCGTGCAACTCTACAACAAACCCATATATTGTCCCCTACTTTAAGTGGCCATTAGTTTTTTTTACTATTTTGGTGGTGGCATATTAAGGTAAAGTATTATTTTTACGATGAAAAAATAGATTGGTTTTGTACCTTTTTTTCCCTATATTTGTATTATGGGTG